AGCTGTTGATGGTGGTGAGATTTTCCAAAAAATGTTTGTAAACGCTCCTTCTTTCGGAGCACAATTCCTTCCATCAATTACTGGTGGAGTATATTCTCCTACTATGGAAACTCCTGGTAGTGGATATAAAGTTGGATATCAATTCAAGATTCTTGGTAGTACATTAGGTGGTGTAGACACGACCAATGATATGACTATTAATGTAACTGATATAACATCAGATGGTGGTATTCTTGCAGTCTCTGCATCTGGTACTCCAGTATCAGGAGATTCTATTGTTTTCTATCCAGCAGTTTCTTTATCTGCTCCCACATCTGCAGTAATTGGATCAGGAACTACAGTAACTTATTCAGCGATTGCACAAATATCAGTTACCTTTGCATCTAATCATGGTTTGGTTCCTGGAGATACAATTCTATCAGCAATCACATCTAGTGGAGGTGGACATGATTTATGTTCAGGACCATTCTATGTTAATGAAGTTCCTACATTAACTTCAATAGTATATACTGCAAGAACTACTGGTGCTGTTGCTGGTAGTTTAGTTGGTAAGGTATATCCAAGAACAGATTCATTCTATCGACATAGACCATTTGATGGTGGTGTACAACTAGGAACTGGATCACCTGCTCATGGTGCACAAGCAGTTAGGCAGTCCAAAAAGTATATTAGATACCAGTCAGGTAAAGGTATTATGTATACCACTGGTGCTTTATTTGCTCCAAACTATGACTTGCGTTCTGTTGTTGCTAATGGCACAGCAGTTGGAAGTATCATTACAATTGTAACAGATGATTTGAATCATGGTTTCCAAGTTGGAGCACATATACAACTTCGTGGTGTAACATCTACTGGTTATAATAATACCTATGCTGTAGCATCAGTTATTGATGAAATTACATTCACTGTTATTGCTGAAGACGTATTACAACACACCAATGCAGAATTTGGTGAACAACCAGTCGTTTCACTTTATAAGTGGAAAGGTTCTACAGTTCGTGCTGGTGCTTTTGATGATCAGAATGGTATCTTCATTCAGTATGATGGGGATATTGTTTCCTGTGGATTAAGGTCTTCTACATACCAAATTGCTGGTACTGTAACTGCTACTCCAGATAGTAATACATTAACAGGAGTTAATACCAAGTTTACTGAACAGTTAAAAGTGGGTGACCGTATTGTAATTCGTGGCATGTGTCATCTCGTTACAGAGATTGATAACGATTCAACGTTGTACATGAATCCTGATTATAGAGGAGTCACTACAGTTGCTAATGTAAAAGCTGCATTAACAAAAGAAATCCTTATTCCACAAGATCAGTGGAATATTGATAGAGCAGATGGTACAGGTAAGTCTGGATATAATACTGACATCACGAAGATGCAGATGATGGGATTCCAATATTCATGGTATGGAGCAGGATTCATTGATTGGATGTTCAGAGGACCAGATGGTAACTTTGTGTTCTTACATAGATTGAAGAATAACAACATGAACAACGAAGCATTTATGCGTTCTGGTAACTTACCTGTTAGGTATGAAGTTATTAACGAAGGTGCTAGAGGAAGAGTGGCAATTGCAATGGATGATGCTCAAGAGACAATGACATTAGAAGATGGAACACTATTCCCTAATAGTGGTACATTGATTATGAATAACGAGATTATTAATTACAATAATAAAACTGGTAATATTTTGTCTGGTCTTTCAAGAGCAGCAACTCATACTAACTTTGCTGGTGGATCTCAAAGAACTTATACTGCTGGTGGTGCTATTAGTCATACAAAAGGTAGTGGTGTTGTTCTACTATCAACTACTGCTACACCACAGATTAACCACTGGGGTTCTGCATTCCTAACTGATGGTGGATTTGATGAAGATCGTGGTTATCTCTTCTCATGGCAGGAAAAGGAAATTGAAATTTCAACTGACAAGAGTGCGATCTTCTTGATTCGTCTATCACCTAGTGTTTCTAACTCTGTTACTGGAGACCTAGGAGAAAGAGAACTAATCAACCGAGCACAATTACTACTCAAGAACATTGAGATCACTACACAGGGTGGATCAAGTTCACAGGGTGTTATTGTTGAGGGTGTTATGAATCCAAAGAATTACCCTAATGATCCTGCAGATATTTTATGGGGTGGATTGAATACTGGTGGTGCTGGTGGACAACCATCATTCGCACAAGTTGCCTCTGGTGGTGACGTTGTGTGGGAAGGTGCTGCTTCAGCAGTTACTGCTGCTAACGCTAATAATCAGAGTGGACGTACAAACTACGTTATATTCAATAAATCAGATGTTGTTGGTGTACAGATTGGTTGGGGAATTACTGGTGGTGACTTGAAAGGAGGAACTACTGTTACTAACATTATTAATTACTACTGGGATAATACTAAAGTTTATCTTCAGTTCTCTGACAGAACGAGACCAGGTAATGCTGGAAATACTACATATACCTTCTCACCAATTGTTGAGGCGGCCATTCCTGGAGAGCAGGTATTCTCCTTTACTGCCTCTGGTGGTGGTGAAAGGGACAACCTAGACCTATCAGAACTAAAAGAACTTACTAACACACCAATTGGTGGACGTGGTACATTCCCCAACGGTCCTGATGTTCTGGCGATTAATGCTTACCTAACGTCTGGTAGTGCTATTAACGCAACTATTAACTTACGTTGGGCAGAAGCACAAGCATAAGAAAATAACATGGCACAACCTTCCTCTAGAGCAGAGTTAAAAGACTACGCATTAAGGAGATTAGGTCACCCAGTACTGGAAGTCAACGTAGATGATGAACAGGTGGAGGATCTGATTGATGATGCTTTGCAACATTTTCATGAACGTCATTTTGATGGCATCGAGAGAATGTTTCTTAAGCATAAAATTACTGCTGATGACGTAGAAAGATTTAAAGGTTCGGATCAACTTAAAGTTGTTTCAGGTGATGAAGGTACTGTAACATTTACCTTGACATCTGGTGGAACAGGGTATACTAATGATACTGCAGTTGCTACTACTGGTGGTAGTGGTACTGGATTAACATTCAATACTACCACAGATAGTGGTGTTATAACATCTATATTAATTAATGATGATGGTCAAGATTATGCTATTGGAGACACTGTTACCCTTACTGGTGGTAACACTGATGCAACTATAGAAGTTAAGTCAATTGATAGTGATACTACATGGGAGAATAGAAATAATTTTCTTTCAATACCTAATCATGTTATAGGTATATCTAAAGTATTTGGTGTATCATCTAACTGGGTTCGTAATGATCTCTTTGGATTAAGTAACCAGTATTTCTTGATGGATATATTCTCATTCTCATCTGGATTTGCTTTTGGTAATTTTGATATGACGAATTATTATATGATTCGTCAGTACTTTGAGACTCTAGATATGGTTGTCAACACTGGTGCCTTGGTAGAGTATAGATGGAATCAAAGACAAGATAAATTATTTTTAGATATAGATCCTTCAAAGGTTGTAGAAGGAAACTATCTTCTTATAGATTGTTATAGGGCATTAGATCCTATGGAATATACACAAGTTTATAATGATAGATGGCTTAAGAAATACATTCCTGCTTTAATTAAAAGGCAGTGGGGTCAGAACTTAATTAAGTTCCAAGGAGTACAACTTCCTGGTGGTGTTTCTCTTAATGGAGAGAAGATTTTTTCTGATGCAGAGAAAGAAATTGCTATGATCCTAGCAGAAGGTAAAGATCAATATGAACTTCCTGCTATGGATATGATAGGATGAAGAGTATATATTTTCCACAGCACGGTGGTGTATCAACCGAGCAGAACTTAATACAAAGTTTAATTGATGAACAGATTAAACTTTTCGGAACAGATGTTTATTATCTTCCTAGGTCAAGTGTTAAGGATATGACCCTAGATGATATAAAGTATTCTGAATTTAAAACCCAGTGGATGATTGAGATGTTCCTCATTAACGTAGAGGGATTTGGATCACCTTCAGAATTTATTAGTAAGTTTGGTTTAAGAGTAACTGATGAGATACAATTTGTTGTATCTAAAAATAGATGGAGTCAGATATTTAATAACTTTGCTGATATAACAGAGGTTGATGGTAGACCCAATGAAGGGGATTTATTATACTATCCACTAACAGAAGATTTGTATGAGATTAAGTTTGTAGAAAGAGAAGCACCTTTCTATCAATTAGGTAAAACATATGTTTACCAGATGACTGCCGAGATCTATGAAATGGGTGATGATAAATTTGAGACTGGTGTTCCTGGGATTGATGATATTGAAGAGATCTTTAGTCCATCAATTTCTATTCAAATGGATACTGCTGGTACTGGTTATTACTCATTAAGTGAGACTGTCACTGGATCTGTAACAGGAGTTACTGCTGAAGTATCTTACTGGGATAGAAATTTACATGTACTTACACTCATTAATAGAACTGGTAACTTTAATGCTGGTGAGACTTTAACTGGATCTGAATCTGGTACAGTTAGAGAGATTACATCTATAGATAACTTAACAATGGAAACAAGTGCATTTAGCGATAATAAATACATAGAGACCGAAGGTGATGATCTTGTTGATTGGGGTGAGGTTAATCCATTTGGTGAAGCAGGAAATATATCTGGTGACTGGTAATGTTAGGACCACATTTTTATAACGAAGCAATACGGAAAACCGTTGTTGCTTTTGGTACATTATTCAATAATATTGAATCAAGAAAGTACGATAATAATGGTGCTGTATTAGAGGCAGAGAAAGTACCTCTTGCATACGGACCACAGAATAAATTCTTAACACGATTGGAACAAAACCCAAGTGTGGACAAGAAAGTTGCTATTACATTACCAAGACTTTATTTTGAAATGTCTGGTATTACATATGATTCTACTAGAAAAATTGCACCGACACAGAAGTATAGAACTATAGCAGGAGTTGGTGAAGAGAATGAAGTACGCATGCAGTATGTACCAGTTCCATATAATATGGAATTTGAATTAGGTATCATTGCAAAGTCACAAGATACAGGACTTCAGATACTAGAACAGATATTACCTTACTTCCAACCAAATTTTAATGTAACACTTAATTTCATTCCTGATATGGATGAGAAAAAAGATGTTTCTATTATTCTTAATAACATAAATTATGCTGATGACTGGGATGATAATTTCCTAGACAGAAGAAGTATTGTATGGACAATGAGTTTCACTGCAAGGTCATACATATACGGACCATTCAACAAGTCAGATGTTATCAAGAAAGCAATTGTATACGAATCAACTGGAGATAAGAATCAAGGTAAGCGTCAAACCAAGATGACTTATTCACCTAAAGCAACTACTGATAAGAATGCTGATGGTGTGATCAATGCAGCAGATGACGCATTAGTAATTTCAACAGACGACTTTGGATTTAATGAAGGAATTGAATTATTATGACCGAAAAAATAGATGATAAGATGGCCAAGAATATGGAAGATGTCTTCGATATTGATGTCTCAAGTACTCCTGAAAATGGATGTACTACTAGAAAGAAACAGTTACGTGATGTTTCTACTGACAGTAAAGATGATTATGAATATACTAGAGGAGAACTTTATAGTCTCATAGATCAAGGACAAGAAGCAGTTCGTGGTGCATTAGAAGTAGCACAAGAGAGTGGTCACCCTAGAGCATATGAAGTTGCT